GTGTATATCTCCTAAAGCAGCTTCATTCTTGTAAATATTAAGTACGTAATAATATAAATCTCTATTTGATAAAGGCCATTCATTTCTTACATTAATAATACCAGCAGTTATAAGGACAACCCAATCTAATTCTGAATTACCATAAAATTCCTCTGCCACAGTATCAGGTCTTGCACCTTCCATTATTTCATACTTATCAAATACTGTAAAAACATTTTGTAAGTCATCACGGAGTTTATTTCTTCTGAATAAATTCTTAACCGTCAGATAACTCTGAGAAGAGAGACTATCCGATAAGAAGTTTTGATATTCTAGGTTTGGTAATTCTCTAAAGTATCCCATTTTAGAATCCTACTCCGTCTTCGTTGTTATCATAACCTGCATAATCTTCATTGTAGATTGGTGTAAGTTCTGTAAATGAGAGTGTAAGCATTGATGAAATTGGTGCACCATCTTTATATGTTGCAAATGTACCATCACCTGTATAATTGACAGCTACATTTTTAAGAGCACATAGTTTCATTCTATTTAAATAATCTTTTGCTCTGCCCATATATTCAATTTGGAATATATTTGGTGTTCTTAATACAGTTCCCCCAGAACCTTTGGGTGCCATATTTCTCTTAAATGATTTTATTATTGTTCTTATAATTTGTGCTTCTTTTTCATAACGAGGAGTTAATTTGAAATTAAATGTAAAATTTCTAAGAGTCGGACCAGAAAATAATAATTCTAAATTTGGATTTAGGATTTCTCCTTGACTTCTAGCCATGAGTTGATCTAAAGTAATATTTCCACCAATAAGTGAATTAACTGCTTTTTGAGCAAAAAAACTTGATACCATGTTTGGATTGGCACCAAGAACTCCTAGAGTGTCTTTAAAAGCCTTTTTTACACTATCTATTCCCCCATCTCCTGAGATTGCTCCCATCGAACCTGTATATAGTTGATTTTCCAATTCATTCATTCTAGATTCACCCCAAGCAATAGAGTTAGTATCTGCAAGTTGTGCTGGAATTGGAAGAATAATATTTCCTAATAAATCTCTGGTATCTCTTAGATTACCTTGTTCTCCCTCTAAAGATTCTCTGCCCGAAGAAACTATCATTCTAGTTCTTCTTGATAGTGGAGTTCTGTAAGATCTTTTATACTCAAAAACAGAAAACTTTAGAAAATCTTGAGTATTATCTATTGTACTATATGGGTATCGTAGATCAGATGGCATTCTGGGACTAGGACTTCTACCTAAGGCCCATCTTCCATCTCTTCGTGAAAATTTCTCCCAAGGATTCTTCCATGGTTTAACTGGTTTGTCACCGCCATCACCACCACCAGTATTAGTATCATCGTCGTCGTCATTATTATTCAACCCCCCCGTATTAACCATCTTATTAATATTACTACTTATTGTTCCTAATATACCACTACTAGTTGGACGGTTAATGGTTATTTCTTTCGCATCCTTATCAAGGTTAGAATTGTTATATATTCGTTCAGCATCTCTATATGAGATACCAGCCTCTTCAGCGATAAGTTGTATTTGTTCTCGTATTTGTGCTTTTTCTTCGTTTCTCTGTATTCTGTTAGCGTTTCGTTGACTGCCAGGTAATCTTGGGGGCATTTATCGACCTATATTTTTAACTATTTAGTTGTCTTTTTCCAAAAGGTATTTCTCTTGCATCCGCAAGTTCCTCTGGATAGACTTCATACAACTGACCTACGACCTCATTCCATGTATATTGTCTATAAGAACCCCAATGAAAATTGATTCCACGAAATCCCCAACGGAATAAATCAGTTACTGCAATTAATGGATGTGCATCATATTCTATATTATTAGTTTTGGGATTATAAACAAAGGTATAATATTTTCCCACATCAGGAACAGGAGTGACGGTATCATTAAGAGCTTCCATCATTTCTATCATTAAATCATCAGGATCTTCTGTTCCCATTAAATTATCTACAACACCACGAATTCTATTATGTTTGTCATCAGTAGGGTAACTTGAGGTCATTTGGCTATACCTAATTCTTTTTCTGTTAATATTTTAAATTCCAATCCTCTATCTAAACAGTATTCTTCTGCTGCTTTCCATTTTGCCTGATTCTTTGCATATTCACGCACTTCATAGATATATCCTCTTGTCTTCTTTTTTTGACGTTTTGGTTCCATACACTGTCTTAGAGGTTTTACCTCAATAATCATTTTTTTAATTTTACCAGTGTTTTCTTTTACCTTAATGTAAAAGTCTGGAAAGTATCTATGAACTCTATTATCTAAGGGAGATCTATAAGGAAGAAAGAATTCTTCACTTCCCCACTCTAAAATATTCTGATTACTATCACAATATTTCATGAACTTAAGTTCCCATAAAGAACGATAAATTATGTTTCTATAGTCACCTTTATACTTTAAGGGATTGTTTGGTCTATATCTTCCTTTATAAGACATCTAAATAGAAATAATATAAAAATAATATAAGGTATTTATGGCAACAGTAATCCAAAAGTTCAAAATGAATGTTTTGAACAGAACTGACATTACTAAACTGTCTTTAACAAACCAATATCAGGTAAGTATTTCTGGAATTACAGGAGCACTTAAAGAATATCTTGAGAGATTTTATAGTGTGGATAATAATTACTTGAATGGTGCTATTGGTATTATGTGTTCTGAAGCTACTTTACCTTCTAGTTCATTTGCGACTGCAGAAGTTAAAGATAATTTTCAGGGTATAAATCAACAATTTGCCCATACTCGAATGTATCTTGACAGTGATTTTACATTTTATGTGGACAGGAAATATAATGTACTTAAGTTTTTTGAGGGATGGATGGATTATATTTCAGGTGATAATACAATAGATGGTGTTACTAGAGGAAGTGATCAAAATTATTATCGTAGATTTAATTATCCTATGCAATCTAATGATACTGTGGGATATAAATGTGGAACATTATCAATTGTAAAATTTGATAGAAATTTTGAACATCAAGTAGGATATGAGTTTATAAATGCATTTCCTAAAGCTATGACATCAATTCCAGTGTCTTATGGAGATGCTGATATATTAAAAGTAACTATACAATTTGCCTATGATCGTTATATAATGGGAGGTTGGAATTAGTTGCTAAATAACCTTACTGAAGTGTTTTAAAAATTATGCCTTTACCACAAATATCTGCTCCGACTTATGAGTTGGTATTACCGTCGAGTAATAAAAAGATTAAATATAGACCTTTTTTAGTTAAAGAGGAGAAGATTCTAATCATGGCATTAGAATCGGAAGATACTAAACAAATTACTAATGCAATTAAAACTGTTATTGGAAATTGTATTTTGTCAAGAGGTATTAAAGTTGAGAAATTAGCAACTTTTGACATTGAATATTTGTTCTTGAATGTTCGTGCCAAGTCTGTTGGTGAAACAGTGGAGGTTAATGTAACTTGTCCAGATGATGGTGAGACACAGGTTCCTGTTGAAATTGATATTGATTCAATTAAAGTACAGAAAGATCCTAAACATTCTAATATTATAAAATTGGATGATAATTTGTCAGTCCAAATGCAATATCCATCATTAACACAGTTTATTGAATCTAATTTTGAGATTGATGCTCAAAAAAGTCAAGTTGATGAGTCATTAAATGTAATCATGTCTTGCATTAAGCAAGTATATAATGAAGAGGAAGCATGGGATGCTACCGAATGTACTAAGAAAGAATTAAAGGATTTTGTTGAACAGATGAACTCTAAACAGTTTAAGGATGTGGAGTCATTTTTTGACACGATGCCTAAACTTTCTCATACTCTTAAGGTAACTAATCCCAAAACTAAAGTGGAAAGTGAAGTTGTAATTGAGGGTCTTGCATCTTTTTTCAACTAGCCCTGGCTCATGAAAGTTTGGAAAATTATTATAGAACAAACTTTGCCTTGATCCAGCACCATAAATACAGCTTAACAGAGTTAGAAAATATGATTCCGTGGGAAAGAGAGATTTACATTTCACTTCTCCAGCAATATATTGAAGAAGAAAATTTAAAACAACAACAACAAAGTGGCATTTAAGTCGATTTTCAAAACTAAATCTTTCTTACCGAAGATAACTAAAGTTTCTTCTTCAATTTTTGGTCGTCGTTCAACTGCTAATCCTATATTAACACCTTCAGGTACACCAGTTTCTCAGACATTAGTTGAAACTAATAATATTCTCCAAGAGATACAAAAACAATTAGCTTTAGATTTTGCTTATAGAATTGCCCAAGAAGAAGATGAAATAAAGAATATTAGAAAGACCACCTCCACTATGAAAGGTGGTAAAATAGGTGCTGATGGAGCAAAGGATACTAAATTAGGGGGAGGTATCGGTAAAGTATTTCA